CCCTGCCAAATTATTGGTGGAGGAATATCAGGATAATCAGCTTGGTAACCAGCCATTAAGGTAATTGTATCCCCTTCTGAGATAACAGCCTTAGTAAGATTAACTCCTTTAGATGGTCCAGCAGTAATTCCTCCATTGGCATTAAAGATAGTTATTTCAGCGTGCCAAAAAGCCGAGAACGCATACTGATTAATATCAAAAGTAACTCTTAAGGCTTCCGGTTCGAAGGCATCACTAGAGATTATGATATCTGGTGCCCCAGGATTACTTTGAGTTGAACTGAATATCAGAGCCCAGGCCCGGCCAAAGAATGGTATATCAGAGGCTAGAGTAAGTCTCTTTTTATAAAATGTTGTCGGTGGAGGAGTCGGCATGAGACCTCTTAAAAGTTAAATCTGTGTAAAGAGTGTCCGAGTATCCAAATTAAAACAAGGATGAGAATCACTATCTGAATTATTCTAAGCCAAACTGCTGGTAACCCTGGAATCTGTGAAATTCCCCAACAAACTAAACCAGCAACAAACAGAACTATTAAGATTGTTACCAGTAACATGAGCACAGAAACCTCCTACACATCTGGTGTGTCCCCAACCCAAAGTTGGAAGTCACTACCCAGGTTAGTGTCATTTGGATAATCAGTTCCACCTAGACCGAGCTCACCGCCATAAGGACCGGCACCGTACCAACCCTCACCGTATCCTGTAAAAGCTCCCACCTTAGGAACTATATTAGATACATTTACAACGTACCAGCTACCTATTCTAAGGTACCTGTACTGTCCTAAGATATTAGCAGCAGGATAAGAACCAGTAATCAAAGGAATAGAATCCAATAGAAGGTCATTGTTAGTATTAGAGATGCTCATGACCCAGTAACCAGCCATTGAGTCATACTTAAACTTTAAGTTTAAAGAAAGTGGACCACCATCTACCGTTAACTGAGCAGTCATAGTCATATTAGGAGAAATAGATAGTGGAATAACTTGAAGAGCCATATCTACCTCCTAAAAGAATGGAACCGTAGTTTGACTTAAACTATTGCTACTAACATTACCGGCTCCAGGAATGTTCGGATACTCAGTAACATCAGGATAGAGATCAGACGGTATAACATTAGTAGTAACTGTACCGGCATTAGGTGGAGTTGCTTGAACCGTACCTTGAGCCGTTTCTCCAGTAGACTGCTCACGTGCACTCAATGTGTTGGTAGTGATAACACTAGCAGAAAGAAGTTCTTCAAGAACTACAGTAGCTTTCAAGGCCCGTTTAGTCTTATTATCATCTGAAGTATCTATACTAATAATCAACATGTTATTATAAGTATCTAAACGTGTAGTTAACGTAATTAGTCTACGGTTCTGTTGAAGGGCTTTAAGGGTCTGCCAAGCTGAGATACTTTTAGTTGCGTACCCTGTCCAAATTCCTTGAGAAAAAGAAGCCATACAGTCACTCATACCAATCTCAAGAGTAATCTTAGCAGGATGCAGGTAAGCGTGATCAGAAATGTTAGCTCCAGTAAGAACAGGGTGACTAGTTTTTTGCATTCTCCTATTATGCTGTAACCTAAACACAGCATCAAAAACATATTTAGTTTCTACTGGAGAACCTTGTTTAGGACTAACAGTATAAGGTGGCAAAACTACACTAAGTATCGTTAAAGCTGGTTGAGAATATTGAGGAGGAGTCCAGATACCTGATTCTATATCTACTGGAAAAGGTTCCTCAGGAGCCATTTCAATTTCTACGGGCGGTTCTTCATTAACAGCAAAAATAGCCGGTAAAAAGATTCCACTAGCCATTAGTGATAAGGACCTCCAGCCACTTGAGCCGTGTCACGTTGATTCCTCACAACGAAGGCTTCCTTGATAGCTTCAGCTACCATCTCCTTACCTACATCATATGGAGTTTCAGGAGGAATAACTATAGTTTGGTTCTGAATATATACGTTACCACCTTGAAACGTCTTATCCCATTTTTGCATGTTTCTAATATAGTTTTCAGGAGTATCTTCATACCAACCACCTGCTTTAATATCCTTAGCAAATTCAGGAATAGTTCGAGCTCCTAGAACACCAGTAGAGGCGTATCTCTTTTGTTTAATAAAGTTAACCCAACCATGTTCAGCTTCTTCTAAAGTATTATAATGAGTATATACATCATGACCTCCTTCTTTTCTATGGCCAACACCTGCAAGATTCAGATCTCTTTTAAATACGTCACTAGTAAAACCTTTAGTCTCATGAGCCCACTGGGCTAAGATGATGTGAGCCGGGATACCAGTTGCAGCAGAAGCTACCGCAGCTAAGCCTTTCATTTTAGTAAATAGATTGTGACCAATAATATCAGTACCTAATACACCAGCACCAGGTACTGGTGTACCAGTTAAAGCTCGACCAGCCCCACCAAGAAAAATGTTCATGTAACTATCATCTAAAGGAGTCATGTTTAGGTTCTTGGCACCAGTAACTGGATCAAATCCATGTGACCTATTATAGGCTACAATACCCGCGTAATCAGGATTCTTAGTCCAATTAGCCTCACCACCAGGTGTCACAAGGTCTCTAACATCAGCTGCCATTGATACAGACTCATCAGCTGCTTTCGAAGCCCACTCTTTAGCTTTACCAAATTGAAAACCCCCAAAAGGAGAAGCATAATGAGATGCCATCAATGTATCCCATACAGCTGAACCAGCATGAATAGCTATCTTAGCCATCAAATCAAGAGACAGTATAGTTTTCGTAATAATATCTAATAGATCTGTAAGGGTCTTTGCTAAGTTCTTAAAATTTACATCAGCATTCTGAATAGACTCATCATCATCCATGATACCAACTAGTGTCATGAATCTCTGAGTAAGCATCTTAACTATGTCACCAGTATCACTCAGAACTGTCTTAGCATCATTCCAAGCTGGAACAAAGACACTTGAAATCTGCTCAGATATCCATGGAAGATTATCTTGAATTTCTCTATTAAAGTCCTTGAATTTCTGAAGAACCTCATCTTCACTGTAACCTAGACTTTGAAAAGCTTTGCTTACTGCTCCAGCTACCGCTAATTCAACCTCCATACCAAAGATCTTATATTGATCTTTCAAAAGTCTAATAGACTTCATGTTCTTATCAAAAGTAGGTCCAAGCTTTTCTTGCATCTGAATAACTTGCTCATACATATCTTGAAAACGTTTATTAAGCTCAGGATCATAAGCTACTTCATCTAAAGTCGCTCCTAAAGCGTCTAAAGACATCTGCATCGCGCGAGCAGACTGCTTAGTCATCAACATACGCAGACCAAGCAACCTATAAGACTGATCAGCCATAGCTGTTCTATCAGCTAAAGCAACTAAACCTAAACCAATCGCTCCAAACGCACCTACAAAAGCCGCTTCCATCTTAAATATACTTGATATAGAAGCAGTAGAGAAACCCTCTACCATCTTAGTAGCATCTTTAAGAGTGTATCCTAACTTAGCAAAGGAGGTAGCATCTGGCAAAGCAACGACTTTAATGAAGTAGGACTCAAGAATATTTTCAGCGATGGCACACCAACCTTTCAGACTTACTTACCGTACCATGGTGTTTGAATTCCTGAAGGACCTTATTGCCACTGTTTAATTGCTGCTTCAGATTATCTTAACCTTATATAAAGTACTTATCGTTTGACCTACATATTTTCTACCTGATTCTTTATGAGTAACACAGTAGATAAGGCCGTTTTCAGCCACCACTGTTCCTCCTTCTCCAGTCATTCTGCCGGATACTGTTTTCCAACCTTACGTCTAGAATCTCATTAATGTCGAGGAGGTCATCTGCATTATAGGTGCCATCAAATGTTTCATGAAGCTGCCAAAGTCCAGCTTCAACTGGCCTAGCCAACAAGACACTTAAATTAGGATACGTCATAGGTTCCCAACCTATGTCTTCGGTGTCGGAGAATTCGACTCGGCGACGGTTAAAAAAGGGGAGATGCTGAACAAAATAGAAGCTGTAACAAGTTGAAACACGATGTCAGCGTCGGTTTCAAGTTCAGGTATCGTAAACGCGCCGCCAGCAGAGAGTAAGGCCGTAGGGAAGGACTTATCTTCCTTAGTATCTATCCAAAATATCTGCCGGAGAGCAATATTTTCGAGTTCCATAAACTGCTCTCTCGTGCATCTTCCAAAGGCCGTGGTAAAGGAATCAGAACCAGCTTTCTCGCCTAAAAAAGCAAAGAGCCAGCATGAAGTCCTGGCATCCAGCTTATTCAGTTGATATGTCCGGTCCTTTAATGTAATAGTTTTTGTGGTTTGCCGGTTCTCCACTTGATCTCCTAGATGTTAACAACGTTAGCGGCCATGAGTTTCCAGGTAACCATGCCGCCGGCCGGACCATAGGGTTTATCCGGAATCTTGGCCGGAGACACGCCTGTAAGGATATGAGTTGATCCACTGATAAGATCGAGCACCTTAACTGCAGCAGCTGCGAAAAACTCAGCATTTTGGTTTTCACTTAAAACAAACTTAATGTTCGCCCAGTTCAATAAGAATTGATGGAGCGTACTATTTTGTTGGGTTTCGATGTCGATGAAGCCAGACGCACCAGACACGTAACTTACCATGATAGTGCCGTCTGCCGCCGTATCATGAACAGTGCGCTCAGTAGCGTTGCCGATCGTCAGACTCTTCACGCCCTCCTGCCCATAGAATGGGAAGGTTCCCACGTCAGGATCTGTGAAGGCCCCGACTACGCTTTTGAAAGCATATGTAACCATCTTTGATTCCTTTCTGAGTTAGACCTGAACGAGAACCTCGATCGTGACGAAGTGAACGGCACCAGCTTCAATGAGCGCCACATAGATTGGTGGAGCCTGTCTAGCAGCTACTTTTGCTGGATTAGATTTGCCCCAGGTCGCATAGGTCGGAGTAAGCACAATGTAACCCAGAGGTAAAGCAGTCCCAGGAGTAAGGGTAAGAATAGTCTGACCTTGCCATACTCCTCCCGCAACGAATCCAGTCAAAGCTGACTGCTGTAACGCCCGCTCAACAGCTTGAACAAGCGTCTGCTGACCAGAATCAGTTTGTGGAACTTTCGGTACCGATGTTAAGAGGTTCATCACATTGTATTGGATGTTTGCCGCTAAAACATCGAGTCCAAGAACCTGATCAAAGAAGGTTAGCTCAGCTTCCATGGTACCTTGTTCAAGGATACTATACGCATTAGCGTAGTTCAAGAACAGGTTACCATTCGGACCCTCAGCAGGTACCATACCCTCAATGTTGGCGATCTGATAAACAGCTAATGGTTCAGTAACTACTCCAAGTAGCGGCACGCCGCCGCTAAACTTCTCAGTAAAGGAAGAATTCTGAAGCTGAGTATTAGATGCCATAGCTTGACCCATGATAGCTGCCGTGAAATAGGCTTGGTTAGGATAGGAGCCACCTTGAGTTGTAGCATACTGCATCCAAGTTCTCTTTGAGGAAGCGCTGTAAAGAGTCTTCAAGACACTTGTAGAAGAGCCGGCCAGAGCATCAGCATCCGCTGTGTTACCAAAGTATACTGTACCAACTTGGCCTAGCACCCAATTTGAAATATCGATATGGTCTTGCTTAACAGCTCCACAGACCATAAACACGTACCAAGTAGGCTCCTTAAGCCGGCAAGCTTGAGCAGCTTGTAAAGCTGATTCTCCGATACCAGTGATATTAATTGTGAGCCCAGTTCCGGTAGATGGAGCAACTGCCACAGTAGCTAAACCAGTAGCTACTGAGTAACCAGTTCCTTGGTTACCACTAAGTATCTGAGCGACTGTAACCACACCAGCACTAACTCCAATTACCGTACCAATACCGTGACTAGCCCCAGTCTGAGTAACAGTAAACTGATCACCAATAGCGTAACCAGTTCCACCAGAAGCAACAGTAAAGGTACTAATAGCCGTAAGATCTTTGAAACCTACGAAGCCAGCTTGAGGTGGCGGCGACTGACCGAAGTACAACTGCATAGCAAGGTACTCTGGATCAGTATTCGCGAAACCATCAGCTAGCATCGCCGTTGACCAAGTTCCTTGAAGATACTTTCTAACTCTTGAGTTAGGGCCATAGCTCGGAATCGCACCTGTCTTTGATCCGATAACCAGACCAGTATTGAATGAAGGTGCCGCAACTTGAGGCGCAGAAGTAACTACGGTCACATCCGCAATGATACTCAAGGGCAGTGGCTGTGTAGACATAATCAAGACTCCTTACTTCATCTGTTAGTCCGGTGCAGTGACCGTGTAGTCCGCAATCATACCGTCTTTAGTGTAAACCTGTATCTCGACAGATTTGACCGAACCAACGGAAAGGATCTCGGTTACTTGCTCGTTCAACTCAACTTCTAAATCAACACGTTCCCACCATTGACCTTGAAAATTTTCTGGTACACGTTCAGGCTCATGGATTGAAGGATTAATATAAAGATTCTTCTCAGCCAAGAGACCATCAATAAACGGTACCTTGATCAGAGCAGACTGCACGGCCTTAGCGTTATTGAGACTATTAGGACCATAAAAAATCCATATAGTCTTCCAAGACCGAGTAAATACGTCTTTTCCAACCATGTCAATAGGACTACCGTACCTGCTGCTACCCCACTCGTCTAGACCCCAACCTATAGATATATCCTTAACCAACTGATTATCCCTTAGCCTAGAATAATCAGTATCTATCGGCTCTGCTCTAATATAAGTTACATCATCTGTAATGTTATTAAAAGGCTGGCCTTCTGTTCCCCATCCTATTCTTACCCAGGACCATACATTCGGATCATTAAGATCCAAACCAAGCATGACAGCTGTGGCGTATTGAAACGCAGTCTCAAGTTCCTTAGGTGTCAAAGCAGTAGACTGCATCTGGCTACCATCAGGATAGTAGATTGTGCGTGCCATTAGTTACCTGCCATTCTTACAGCGAAAGCTTTCCAGTACTTACGGTTAGGGTATGGAAATACATTCATAACTCTCCAACGGAGATAACTCCAAAGGAGAATGTCACTAACCTTTTGAACACCAAAGTCAGTGGGATCAGTGTCTACCTCAGTAACATAGATCCTTGGTACTGTATGAAAGACCATGGTACCAGTGATCCTATCAGCTTCAGGAATCATTTCAAGATCCTGAGGTCGAGCTACTGAAACCACACCTTGAGCTTTAATGTCAGTAAAGACAGTGACCCAACCACCGAGTTCGAAGGTACCAGTAGACCGTCGGATCATGAAATCTTCCGTCAGTACCCCATCATCTATTACAAATGATAGGTCATCTACCTCACTCATGTGATCTTCTCCATCCTACCTGGCTTATCATTCGGATCCTTATAATCTACTAGTTGATAAGTAATCGCATTCTTCATAGCTGCAGTATAAACACCCGGCTTATCGAAGCCCTTATGAGCCACAGTAGCTGGAGCATTACGAGGCCAATCACTAGCTTCAAAATAGTCTCGAAGAGCTTTAGCAGCAAAGCTACCTGTTTTCTTTAAGATATTAATAGACCGAGCCTCATCACCATCAAGTAGAGCCTTAGTAGACTCACCCAGTAACTGAGCAATTTTCTTTTTATTACCAGCATCATCTAAAAGAACTGTCTTAAACAGAGGTCGAGGAGGTTGCTTACGTAGAGGAGACCCCCTCTCAAAAATTGAAAGAAGATAAGCGTTACTTAAAGTAGTACCCGATTTAGCACTAAGTAACCTCTGCTTCATCTGTTGACTTTTCTTATTAGGACTAGTAAACCTAGAAGCTCTTTTCGAAATAGCTTGCCGGCGTCGTAAAGCTGTTGGGGTATCTCCAGGGATACCTACAAATAGATGCTTCCCGCCAATGTGCTTAACGTTGAACATTAAGTTAGCTAAGTTACTCTTCTTGATTACCTCAAGAGGAATCGTGTCTCTCTTTGGAGGTGGAGTCTTACTCTTTTCTAACCTGATTCTCTCAGCCTCAACCGCACGGTACTCTTTACGAGCTTTCATCGCTCGCCAGTACTCAAGATCGTATCGATTCATTAAGGTACCCAGATAGCTCCAGCGATTCCACGAGCCATAGTCATAAACAACTCACCATATTGAGTCTCGGCCCAGGCTCCAAATTGATCGTAGCCATCTAAATTAATTGTCTTAAACGTTGCACTGACATCTCCAGCGGCTCGATGAGTAATGATACCCTTTGTCAAACCAGAAGAAGCAGCTTGTGAAGCCGTTAAATTAGGATCACCAGATTCAGCCCGCATATACAGAGTGCAATAATGAGCTATAAAGTTACACATCTGCATAAACCAAGCTTCATGGTATCTATCATACATGACACTTGCTTGAGCAAGCTCAGTGTAGCTCAACATAGCTATGATTGGCATCAAAGGAGCCTGATAGACCGTCAGCGTAGTATCGTCACCAAGTACTGGACTAGAAATTGTAATAGTCTTAGCCACAGTATCAATAGCAGTGATCACTGAGTCCCTCATCACTGAATTCAGGTTAACCACCAGTTGGCCAATAGCTAGACCAGTCACATTAGTGAAGCCGCTAATAAGTGACGAATCTTCAGTTAAAGTAAGACCAGTGTAATTAGTCGGTGGACCAGTAAATTTAGGAATGATCTGTATAAAATCTGTAACTGAGAACGGCGGGTTTCCAGAGAAGACCATACCAGATGCTCCACCATAGTATAGGCAAGTAAGAGCTCCGAGGTCGATACCTGCCGTACCGTAGAGCATGTCATAGAAGCCTACTATATCTGGAAACCCGTACATATCTCCCCCCTTACTTTTTAACGCCGGTGGGGCTTGGGCTTGGTGGTCTTGTGGGTTGGCTTGCTGGGTTTACGGGTGGCTTGATGGGGGTGGGGGTGGGCTTTACTGGTGGTTTTTTTTCCTCTTCCTCGTCCTTACCTTCTTCATCCTCATCCTCATCCTCATCCTCATCCTCATCCCCTGCTGATTCAGCTTTCGGGATACTGGATCTCGGATGTTCACTTTCACCTTTACCAAGAGCCTCAGGATCAGGTTGAACTCCAGGTTCATGAGCCTTCTTATCTGGACTCTGAGCCTCAGGAGTATCAGGTGCACCCTTCTTCAAGATGGTAATGGCACCAGCCTTGACGAAAACCTTAAAAAGTGGATGATCTTGCACATCGTCAGGAACTTTGACCGCCTGTCCAGCTGGCACAAACACCAAACCCTGCTTGTCATCACGAAGATCTGAAAAGGTACTCGTGTGCAAGTTAAGGTTTCTATCTGCCTTGATTACGAGCATCGTATCCTCCAATTCGAGTAAAAAGACGCGGCCCCTGTGCCTAGTCAAGGGCCGCGCAATCTCACCCAGGACAGTAGTTAGCAACCGTAGAAGAGACCGACCGTTTGAGGCCGATTAATCTTCACGACGCCGATGTTTGCGAGGTAAAGGAACTCAAAGCACCCTGACACGATCGATGGAGGCGCCCCGAAACGAGTGAGCTCTTGAGGGATACCAAGACTGAGACAATCCTTATCATACTTGTAAGCGATGATCTCATTGGTAGGCCCAGGACCCTGAGAATCTAACCACACTGGTAGTGGATAGAACTCAGGTTCGATTCCGAAGGCTGAACCAAGATAGTTTTTCTTCACATAATCTTGAATTGAAGCGTAGCCACTTGGTCCACCGACGATCGCCATCGGTTGAGTGAGTTGGATATAGTTGCTTGGTGGAATTAGGAACCGATCCGGCATCGCACCTGGAGCATTTCCGCTTGCGTTCCAGATAGTTAAGGCCATGAAGTTGAAGTCACCGAGGATGTTGACTGCAGTCTTATTAGCCCAGAGCACTGAAGAACCTGTGCCTGTAGCCGGCAACGCCGTTCCAGACAAAGCAGGATTGTTAACAAGACCGTAGATACCGGCATAACCTTTATAGGCACGATTATCCAGAGTCTTTGAGTAATCGACACGAACGCCCTTGTCCAAGAGGTCCTGCGGACTGCGCCCTACCTGAGCCATGCGAAGAGACTCAACGATCGGAATCCTTACACGAACCTGATAAGGAAACACCGGCCAGATGTCCTGGTTGACGTTGTATTCGATCACTCGGCTATCGTTGCTCTGTGAACCTGCAGAATTATCCTGTGGTCCACGGAAATCAACGTTGTGAGCGATATGGTTCATGATCCAGCCGCCACCACGATCAATCGGAAGATCCCGAAGATAAGTATAATTCTCAAGTGGCAAACGTACTACTGGATCAAGTTTCGCGAGCTCTGCCATCAGAAAAGTCTGTCCTGTTGCAGCCGCAGCAGCATCAGAAAGGACCTTCCCACTTCGCAGAGCATTCAAGTTCTGTTGATACTCTCTGGGATTCATTTTTCTGAATTGTCCTTTCTACGCAATCTGACGGGCTAGTATAGTAACCTGGGCTGTTCCGTCAGTTTCAATAAACCCAGTTTTCCACAGCAGGTTAGCATAAACGATGGAGTTAGTGCCATCAGCAACAGCCTCAAGACCACCAACCACACCATTCGGAATGGCACCATTCAAAATCTTACGAACGTAAACTGCCCCACCTGCAGTCGGTGTGCCATTCGCACAATAGACGTTGATTGTACCCTGGACCAGAGCATCACAAATTGAAGCAGGCAGGTAACTTCCTGATGGTGTCAAGACATTGTTAGTGCCCTGCACATTGTAAGTGGGGTTGATGTTGACGTTGCTCGCAGCGATTCCAATCGGAACAGTAGCTGTAAAAGCAGCTGCACCACTGGTTGCAATGAATTGCTTGACGCTGGAGTAGGTGTTGTCTGAATTAAGAACCAACGTCTCACCAAAAGCAATACTGTTGGTATCTGTCGACTTCACCTGACGCGCGGTTCGAAGGGAATAGCCCTCATTGCTGATATTCCCTACGAATCCAAGATATAGTCCCTTTACGGGAATGACAGTTGCTGGCATAGTTACTTCTTCCCTTCTTTTTCGCAGGTTTCTTGGTGACGCTTCATGCCGACGCGATAGGGAACGCCGTCGAAACAGGTGCAAGTCGTCAAGACCTTGGGTTGGTTGTCGGTAGCTATTGCCGGAATACCCTCAGGAGTCTTCACTTTAGTGAAATTAAGATAAGCCCGGCCACCGACTAGATTGAGTGAACAAACAGCACCATTGTAGCTATCTATCATAGCCTGTTGCTGTATCGTTCTCCGAGATTTTGGAATGGCCAAATAAGAAGCAACAACCGGTTTTGAGATCTTAATAAAGTTGCGAACAGAATCGTTCGCCGCTTTCAAGACACTCTTGCCGAGGTTATCGATCTTGTGTGTTTTCTCGTAACTCTCGGTATCGTCAGCTGCGTCATCATCGTCAGCTGCATGTTTGTCGTCGTCATCGTCATCCATGGCCGCAGGCTTCTTGATGGCGTCGTCTTCTGCAACGTGATCTTTTCCATCATCATCGTCCGCTGCATGCTTATCATCGTCATCGTCATCTTTGACGGCTTTCAACGAAGCCAAGCCCTTATCATCAGCGGCTGTCTCACCCTCTTCAAGTTCTTCCCCATGAGGCTTTCTGTCCGCTGCGTGAGCTGGCTCCTTTTCTTCCTCACCGAGGAATCGATTGAGTGACTTTCTAAGGCCACCCACACTCGACTCATCAGCAGCTACTCTAGCATCCATGAAACGATCTAGAGCAGCATGTGCGGCCACACGATAAGGGTCAGCCGGAGTAACCGGCACCGCCCCATCAGCAGCAGGTGAAATCTTCACCTTAGCTCCATGTCCATTCAAAGCCGTGGTGAGCTCATTGAGATCTTCCGGGCTGGCTTCTGCTACATATTCCTTCAGTCCCCTCCCGAAAATCCGATCCATTATGCTCATTTTGATACCTTCCTTCGGTTTGATTTCGGGCGGGGCCGAATCTCGAATAGCGATCCGACTTCCAGCCCTG